GCCGTCCTACTAAAGCAATGTGTAATAAAAAAGGTACGCGAAGAAAAAATTCATCAAAAAGGGTGTCTTGGAAATGAAGACTAAATTCAAATGCAATTGTGGAACAACAACAAGAATGACTGGGAAGCAAGCAGAATCAAAGAAAAATATGACCTCTTCCTCAAAGATGAAGAAGTCATCAAAGCGTTAAATAAAATAAAGATGCAGTATTCTGATTTATTAAAAAAACTAAAGGATTTAAAAGATGAGTGATTTTTTAAGTTCTATAGTTAATAATGAATTTTTTTATGTCTTACCTATATGTAATTTAATTTGTGATAATTTAGGTGTTTTATTAGAAGATAGATTTGTTGACTCAGAACCAAGAGGTGCTAGAAGTTCAACAACAGCTTTTCAAAATGCTGCTCAATATAATGATAATTTTGGATTTAATGATTCTGGTGTTTTTACAATTCCAGATTATATTAAAAACTTAAATCCAGATTATATTTCTTTTTCAGTAACAACTGATGGTTCTACAGTTACAAATCTTGCTCATCAATCTTATAGTATAAGCTTAGATGTTGTATATGATTTATTAAATTTAAATCCATTTATAGACGGAGACGGTACTCAATATAATTTTTTAGTTGAAAATGAATATAAAGTAAATTGTAAATTTACAAATGGAAAATTATATCCAATTGATTTAAAAAGTATAAAAGCTTTTAGAGATATTGCTATAACTACTTCTGAGATAGTACCAGCACCAACTACTTCTGCTGATAAAAACAATAAAGCAAGACCATATAATATTACTTTATGGAAAAAATTTATTACATCATCAAGCTTAAATAAAAATTCTTTTGTTAAGCAAAACTCACTTCCATCGTCTTTTAATTATTATTTTACCTAAGGATATTATATGTCAAATTATTTTAACGCTGTTGTTAATAATCAATATTTTTATACTCTTCCAATATGTAATCTTATGCCACAAAATAGCGGATCAAGTGTTGGTGGAGTTATTGGAAATGTGTCTAATACAAATAACTTTCCTAGTGGTGGTATTACTATCCCAGATTATATTAAAAAGTTAGATATAGATTATATTTCTTTTGGTGCTAATCCAGCAGGAAGTACTATATTACCATCTCAATTAGTAGTTTGTCAGATTGTTTATGATACTGGAGTAGGTTCATCTTTTCCGTTTTATGTAATTAACGCTTCTGGTAATTCAGTATCTTTAACTGATACAACAGAATATGATGTTGAAATAAGAGTAAGAAACGGAGAACTATTACCAATTGATATAAAATCTATTAAAAGAATTCAAGTAAGTACTTCATCTTCTGATACAAGTAGATTAGCCTATCCAACTAATATTACTTTATGGAAAAGATTTTTAAAATCAGATAGTAATAATATTAAAACATTTATGGTGGATAATAAACTACCAGCAGGTCCAAATTCAACGGTATAATATAACATGCCAACTAAAAGAAATTATAAAAAAGAATACGAAAAATATCATGGTACTGCCGCTTATCGTAAGCGAAGATCACTAAGAGTAACCGCCCGTCGTAAATTAGAAAAGACTGGTCGTGTTCGTAAGGGTGATGGTAAGGATGTAGACCACAAGAAGGCGTTATCTAAAGGTGGTACTAATAGACTAAGAAATCTTAGAGTAGTATCCCGACGCACTAATCGTGGTAAAGACAATAACTAAGGAGATATGATGATAGACGAAACTAACGAGACTCAGGAAACTTTTGAATATCAACAACCATTAGCTACAAGCGAGGCTGATATTCAAATAAAACAAGCTGAACAATCTCAAACATCTAGCGCAGAAGATATGCATAGTGCTAGAGATAAAAAAGCATTTGAAATTTATGTTAAAAACCAAGGTCTTGAAATTCCAAAAAATTTTAAAGATAGTAATGCTTGGTTTGATTCATTAAAGAATGCTCAAAAGGAATATACTAAGGCTCGACAGGAAATAGCTGAACTTAAAAAAACATATGAAAAGAATGGTGCAGTTAATGAATCATATGTAGAAGAAACAGCTTCTGAAGAACCAGTAGTACAAGCTTCTGAACCAGAAGTAAAAATTCCAGAAGAATTAAGAATTCCAAATATTACTAAGAAAGAAGAAGGAGTAACTAAAGAACCAATTAAGCCAACAATCTCAGAAGAAGATTGGTCTAAGTGGTCTATGGAAGTTGCTATAAGTAATGATCTATCTACCGAGTCAATCACAGAAATTAAATCAAAAACTGGCTTTAGTGATAGAATGATTACTGATTATGTAGAAGGTCAACGGGCAAGATCAAGAGAAGCTTTTTCTAAGGCTGCTGATATTGTCGGTGACAAGAGTAAACTTAGCAGTATCTTTGCATGGGCTGCAAAAACTATGACTCCTCAGCAACAAGCAGAAATTAATGCTACCTTAGCTAGCCCAAGCTGGGAAGTTGCTTTGTTGGGTCTACAGGCTAAGTATGAAAAAGCCACCGTAGGTACAGCAAAGGGTAAGGAAATGCCTGTTAGTAAGAATCAGGTCAATGTGGCCTCAACTAAACAGGCATTAACACCCTATAGGACTAAGCGAGAATTCTATGCCGACAGAGGAAACCCAAGATACAATAGTGATCCTAAGTTCCGTCAGGCAGTAGAACAACGCATTATTATGTCCGATATTACTCGTTTACCAAACTGACTTTATTAAGCAAATCCCCCTTAATGGTAATGGATGGCAAAATAAAGAAAGTAACACAAGCATGACTCCTATGGAATAATCAAATTGTGATTATATTACTTTATTGTTTACTAATTTTACTTATTAATTTACTATTTTAAACTTATATAGGAGTATATAAATATGGCATTTTCTAATAATCAATATTCTAGTCTTGCAGCAGGTGATTTTACACCACCACGAGGTGGAGTAAGTGATGCAATTGACGGAAGCAATCCAAATAAACTCTGGCTCCCACTATGGAGCGGAGAAGTAATTCATGCTTACGATCAATACAATGTATTTGAAAGTCTAGTTACTAGTAAATCACTAACTGGTGGATTCTCATGGGAATTCCCAATTACTGGTACTGTAGGTTTAGACCCATCATGGGATGCTGGTGAAGAACTAGGTGGTTACTCAGGTGCTGCTAGTTCAACAACCAACAGTTTCAAGGTAAATCTTGATAAGCGTCCAATGGCCACTCACTTTGAAACTGATAATGTTGATGCTCTCATTACTCAATGGGACTATCGTAGCGAACTAGCCAGACAAGCTGGCCAAACCCTAGCAAGCACCAGAGATCGTCAGCTTGCTGAAACTATCTGTGTTGCTGGTCTACTATCACCACTAGGTGTTAGCCACACAGCTGGTACTGGTACTACTGCTGATCCAAGAGGTCTAGCTTATACAGACTTTCCTGCACCATCAGTTGTTGGTACAGTTGTTGCTGGTGGTAATAACTATGCAGTAACTAAATGCACAGAACTATCAGCTCTTAATATTCTTAAGGCTATTGAAGATTACTTTGTATTCATGCAGGAACACGACTACCCAACTAACAATGTTTATTGTGTAGTCACTCCAAAGGTATTCCAAGTAATTCGTGGTCTTGGTATTCCAAGAGCTGTACACGCAGGTACTGACAAGTCTTGGACTAATGGTACTTATGCTAATACCCCACTATTTACTGGTGCTCCGGACTATAATGCTGGTATGGGCATTGGTATGGGCATGAATGCACTAACTGATTCTCTTGAATATATGGGTTGCCGTATTATCAAGAGTAATCATCTTCCAAATGGAAAAGATTATGCTACAAATAATATTGGTTCAACCAAGTATAATCTAAAATGGACTGCTGATACTTGCCCAGATATCTTTGGTGCTATCTTCCAGCCAGAAGCAGTTGCTGGTCTATCACTAATGGGTATGAAAGTTGACACCGTACAGGATGTTCGAAGAAATACTCAATTTACCGTAGCTAGTATGATGAAGGGTACTGGTATTATTCGTCCAGAACTATGTCAGCTACTAGTAGGTATTAATGACGGTGGTGCTGGATCAGATCTTACTACTGGTGGTATTGACGCAAGACACGAAGTATATTCAATCATCAATACCGCTTCTAGCTCAGCCCTAGCAAACGGTTTCGGTGCTGAATACGCACAAGCTTGATAATGATTAATCTTACTGTTAATATCGTTTATTTGTTTAAACATGTTTGACAGGAGGTGATCTTACATCTACCCCCGGCTCCCTTAATTGGGAGTCGGGTGGTTTATTTTTTCTTTTTTATAAGGAGGCTATATGGGTTTTATTACAAAGCTACAAGCTATTAACCAAATGTTAC